GCGAGACGGAGCCCGCGTTCGACGCCTTGGTCGCCATCAGCCTGCTGACCCACCTCGGTGGCGAAGTGGCCGACTATGAGGATGTGGTGGAGGCGGTGCGCCGCCTGCACGCCCTGAACGGGGAACTTGGTGCTGCATTGCGCCGCCTCATTAGCTACTGCAACAACTTGGAGAATAGACTGATGGAAGCAGATGGAGAACACCCAGCAATGCAAGAAGCAAAGGAAGCGTGGGCTAAGGTGGAGGGGAAGGTATGACCCGCGAAGAAGTAATGGAGATGGCGTATGAAAGCGGAATGATTGCTGGGTATGAAGGAGAGCCGGACCTGCTTGAACGCTTCGCCGCCCTTGTCGCCGCGCAGGAGCGTGAGGCGTGTGCGAAGGTGGCAAAAGAGACCGTTTGCGATATGCACCTCGGGACTGGAATCAAAATTTACGGCACCAGGGCAGCAGCCGCCATCCGCGCAAGGGGGCAGGAATGAACGCGAAAGAAGAATTGACCAAGTTGCTCATGGAAAGTTATGACAGAGGTGTGGAAGACGCGAAGCAAGCAGCGATTGAAAGCCTCGCACAAGTTGTGGCTATAGAACGCGAAGCCTGCGCTAGATTGTGCGAGGAACTTGCAGCAGAGCGACCCACCACCGGAGCGGGAAATCTAATTGCGCAGGAATGCGCCGCAGCAATCAGAGCAAGGGGGCAGGCATGACCGAAACCGTGCTTACATGGCTGTCTGGGGCTGCGCCCCCACACGGATCAAAGTGCATTGTTCTGTGGAAAGGGCTAGACCGAATCCATACCGCTTGCTGGTATGAGGGTCTTCCTCAAGGAGATTGCTGGGTAACCAGCGCAGGACGTTTTGTGAAAGGCATGGATGAAGTAGAGATGTACGCAATCCAGCCAGATGTCAGTCTTATAAGGGGGAAGAAATGAACTACCTACCCCAAGACTTCGCCCGCTGCATGAGCAACCCCTTGCTTGAGCAGTGCAAACAATGCGCAAGGAACATGCACATAAATCCTGTGCATCCCGCAGCAGGGCGGCAAATGTGGATCGGCCCGTGGACCGGGCATGGTCCGTGTCCTAATGGGGATTTTGTGGAGAAAGAAGGAGAATGAAATGTCCGACATGCAACGCCTGGACGTCTGTTCTGGAGTCAGTTCTCAGGAGAGATGGATCGCGCCGCCGTCGCTACCAGTGTGCGAACCTGCACAGGTTCAACACGGAGGAAAGAATTGTTGGCCTTTCCTCTACAGCTACCGAGGTGACACCCTCGTCGTCAACAGCGCAATACGAAAATCCAAATACCAACAAGCCACTGAAATAGGAGATGCACTACTGTGAATGATGAACAACCCAAAGTGAAGAAGGGTCGTGGTCCCGGTAAGAAGCCACGGCTGTTTTGCACGAGCCTGCGTATGGAAAAGCACGTACTGGAGTTCTACAGAGCCCATTACCCAGACTGCATGCAGGCGAAGATGAGAGAAGTTCTTACCGATTACATGAACGATCAACTAGCCCAACAAGGAGCCCCAAATGGGACGCAAGAAAATGACTGACGCCGCACGCATCCGTGCTTACTTCACCAAGAACCCCGACGCTAAGCCAAGGGATGCAGCCGTTACGTTGAATGTGAGCCCTACCAACGTGTACGTTGTTCGTAACAAGATGAAAAGGGAGAGTGAAGTTATCGCTGCCCCTACTGATAGGGCCAAGGCATGGCTAGCCGTTAACCCTTGGTTCGGGAAAGACGCGAAAGCTACAGCTATTGCTGTTGGCATCCACCAAGATCTTTTGAAGCAGGGTGTAGTTGCAGACAGTGATGAATACTTCAAACTTCTGGATGAGCGCATTCGCGTAGCAGCAAAGGTAGCACTTGCTGAGAAGTTGGGGGTCACGGAGATCACTGCCGACCCGGTCAACCATCCGCCGCACTACAAGACTGGTGGTATCGAGACCATCGACTTCATCGAGTCCAAGGAGTTGAACTATCGCCTGGGCAACGTGATCAAGTACATCACCCGTGCCGACCACAAAGGTAATCGCCAAGAAGACCTCAAGAAGGCGTTGTGGTATCTGCAGCGTGAGATTGAGAAAGCATAAGCATGCCAGCAACCCCCGAGTCAAAGGTCAAGGCCAAGATCAAAGATCTCCTGACCAAGTACAACGTGTACTACGTAATGCCTATTGGCACGATGTACGGGAACTCGGGGGTTCCCGACTTCCTGTGCTGTATACGCGGACGCTTCCTGGCTGTTGAGGCCAAGGCGGGCAAAGGCAAAACCACGGCACTCCAAGACAAGAACCTGCACCTGATCGACAAGGCAGGTGGGGTCACGCTTGTGATCCGCGAAGACACGCTTGACTTGCTTGAGTTGAAGCTGAAGGAGCTGACTTGAAAATAATAGTGGTCGATTTTGAAACACATTACACCAAAACATATAGTTTGGGCAAGATGACCACGGAAGAGTACGTCCGCAGTCCAGACTTCGAAGTTATAGGTGTTTCAGTACAAGTAGGTAGCGATGAGCCTGTATGGTTTTCTGGCACACGTAAGGAGACGAAGGAGTTCCTTGAGGGGTTCGACTTCGGGAGCAATCTTGCACTCGCTCATAACGCTATGTTTGACGCCGCTATTCTTAGCTGGCATTTTGATATCCATCCTAAAGGTTGGCTGGACACTCTCAGCATGGGCCGTGCACTGCACGGTACAGAAGTTGGTGGCAGCTTGGCAGTACTTGCGAAGCACTACGAACTAGGGGTCAAGGGCGACGAGGTGCTCAATGCTCTGGGTAAACGCCGAGCCGACTTCACCCCCGAGGAACTTGCCCGCTACGGTGAGTACTGCAAGAACGATGTGGCGTTGACGTGGGGCTTGTTTGCCGCCATGTCCGAGACGTTCCCCAAGGTTGAGCTGCGGCTGATTGATCTGACCATCCGCATGTTCTCGGAGCCGGTGCTGCAGTTGGATAACAAACTGTTAACCAACCATTTGGAGGAGATCAAAACCGTAAAGGAAGCGTTGATTGGTAGTCTGGACAAAGGCATGTTGATGAGCAACCCGCAACTTGCCGAGTGGCTCCGTAACCACGGAGTTGAGCCACCGATGAAGATAAGTCCGACCACGGGCAAAGAATGACGAAGAGTTCAAAGCATTGCTTGAACACGAAAGTACCATTGTCCAAGCGGCTGTGTCAGCTAGATTGGGTGCTAAGTCCACGCTGGAGGAGACGCGGACCCAGCGGTTCATCGACATCTCCCAACGCGGGCCTATGCCAGTTCCCCTTCGCTACTATGCTGCGCACACTGGGCGCTGGGGCGGGGACGACAAGCTGAACCTGCAGAACCTGCCGCGCAAAAGCGCGTTGAAGCATTCGATTGTTGCGCCCATTGGTTATGTGGTCCTTGACTCTGACTCATCCCAGATCGAAGCACGTACTTTGGCATGGCTATCTGGGCAAGATGACTTGGTGCAGTTCTTTGAGTTGAACAACCAAGAGATTGCCGAGGGTGTGCCGAAACACCTGATGCAATACGACCCGTACAAGATCATGGCCGCAGCCATCTACGGCAAAGCTGTGAATGCGATCACGGAGAAAGAGCGTTTCCTCGGCAAGCAGACGGTGCTTGGGGCAGGCTACGGGATGGGGGCCAAGAAGTTCCAGGCGCAGCTCAAGACTTACGGAGTCAGCTTGGACGAGGCTGAGTGCCAACGCATCATCGACGTGTACCGTAAAACGTACCCGCAGATCCCTAAGTTCTGGAGGCGGGCTCAGAAGATTCTCGACTCCATCATTGGCAACAACGCCGACTCCTTCGGACGGGACGACATCCTGAGCGTGGATGGCAAGCGGGGCATCCTGTTACCCAACGGGCTGTACTTGAAGTATCCAAACTTGCGTAGGCGCATGAGTGAGGAAACCGGTGATGTGGAGTACGTCTACGACACCAAGAAGGGGAAGACTACTGTGCCCAACCACATCTACGGGGGCAAGGTGGTGGAGAATGTTTGCCAAGCACTGGCCCGAATCATCATTGGTGAGCAGATGCTCATGATCGCCAAGAAGTATCGCGTGGTCATGACGGTGCACGATGCGATTGCCTGCATAGTCCCCGAGAAGGAGGCTGATCGGGCTAAAGAGTTCGTTGAAATCTGCATGAGGTTGCGCCCCAAGTGGGCACCCGACCTTCCCCTTAACTGTGAAGCTGGATATGGAAAAAGCTATGGTCACTGCTGAGATTGTTGACTACGCAATGCCCCTCATGAACATTGAGAGGCTAGCTAAGGAATGCCATGACTTGTGCCTCGTGGGCGACTACGACGGTGCCAACGAATTGGCCTTGAAGATTGGGGTCGAGGCGCGTATCCTGGGCGCTTCGCTTGCAATAATGCAGGGTAAGGAGAACTCACAGTGAACATGCCGACTTGGTCTTACAGCAGCCTGAAGAACTTCCAACAGTGCCCCAAGAAGTACTTTCACCTCAAGGTTGCCAAGGACGTAGTTGACCGCCCGCACGAGTCCGCGCTGTACGGTTCGGCTGTGCATAAGGCTGCTGAGGATCACGTTGCCGAGGGCGTCCCCATCCCCCCTAAGTACGCCTACATCGCCCCGACGATTGAGGCACTGAAGAAGATCCCCGGTGAGAAGTACTGTGAGATCAAGATGGGGGTAACGGAGAAGCTGCAGGCTTGTGACTACGACGCCCCGGATGCTTGGTGGCACGGTATCGTTGACTTGCTGATCGTC